CCGTGCCACCCGTTGACCAGCGCGGCGGGGCAGAGCGTGGTGGCGTTCACCCAGAACCAGAGCGGGGACGTGCTCACCGGCGATGTGATGCACGCACTCAGCACCAATAGCAATGCATCAGGACGCAACAGCGCGAAGGTCGCGTCAACAATGGCAGTGAGACGACTCACCCCGGTTGAGAACTCCAGACTTCAGGGCTTCCCTGATGACTGGCTCGACACGACCCCGCCGCTATCGGACAGCGCGAAATACCGGATGCTCGGGAATGCTGTTTGCGTAAACGTCAGTGCGTGGCTGGGTAAGCGGATTGCTGAGGTGGCCGCGTGAAGCCCTACTTCGAGCGCGACGGCATCGTGATTTACCACGGCGATTGCCGCGGGGGGGCGGTATGAGCGACACGATCACGCTGGAGATTCCGATTAGCCTCTGCCCGCAGATACTCGGAAAAAACGGTGGGAATGGCTGGGGCTGGGCAGCGAAGAATCGTGCGTTCAGGGATCAGAAGGCTTGGGCGGAATACGCACTCTATGAACGCATCAAGGCTGGACATTGGGAGCGGTGGCCCGCTGCAATCATGCACGTCAATTGGGAGTACAACCGTGGCCGGCCGCCAGACGATGACAACGCAATCGCACGGCTGGCCGCTGTGCGCGACGCATTCGAGGCTGCCGGCGTGGTGAGCGATGACCGGCATATCAGCATCGGGACAGTGACGTTTACGAAGGTTCCCCAAACCGACAACCCACTAGCAATCGTCACACTGGAACAGGAGCAACCCGAATTGGTCAATTCGGGCGCCGGTCTCTTGATGTCGGCTAAGTGTGCGAAGCAATCAGTCAGCCAACTAGTGTGTCGCAATGCAACGTGCTCGCAGGTGGTTGCGGTGCGGGTGGGCGGCAACGTGTGGCGGTCGCTGGGGGCGGATGTGGTGGCGGGGGATCATGGCCGGCAGGTGTTCGTGTGCCCGGTGTGCGAGACGAGGACACGAGCACCGCGTGGAGTTGACGATTGCTGCGAGAGTGCATAGGCTGACGGCATGAGCGACGAGCGGTGATTGATGGGGCAGAGGATCCCATCGTAAGCGTGACGTTCCGGCGCTACGACTATGGGCGCGGCGAGATGGTGTCGAAAGTCCACGCCGTGACACTGCAACAGATACGTGGGCGGCGTAGCGGTTAGCACGGATGCTCGCAATGTGATATAGACTTGCACCAGTCGAATGTGATCAGGCTGCGCCCTGGTGTTGTCGGACGAGTGCCGACGCGCCGGGGCGTTTGTGTTGGGGCCAGGGACGCGAGCGGAGCCCAGGGGGGGCCGGGGTCAAAAGTAGAACGGATGTTCGCCTCCGGACCCCGCGCTCAACATAATTTTTGCGCGTCCGTAATGAAGTAATTGGTGGTGTGCATGCGGCGGTGTTTGGGCTGTGGCGAGTTGATCCTGACGGGGCGGTGCCGGGCATGTGAACGGGCTCGGGACCGGTTACGCGGGCCGGTGAAGCGTTCCAAGCGGGCCGGAGCGGCGGGAGTGGCTGCTGCGGTGAAGCGACGCGATGGCCGGTGCGTGGTGTGTGGTGCGACCTCGGGGTTGGAGGCGCACCACGTTGTTCCGATTGCGGTGGGGGGCGGGCATGAGGCCGCAAACCTGGTGACGTTGTGCAGGGAGTGTCATCGGAGGGTGCATGCCGCGGCCTAGGGCGAAGCCGCCGGAGCTGCTGCAGGGCAAGGGCAGCCGGTACGCGGGGACGAAATCGCTGCAGCTGATAAAGCTGGACCCGGACATTGTTCCTCCGGCTCCGCGGGGTCTGCGAAAAGTGGCTCGGGACGAGTGGGAGGCGTTCTGGCGCAGCCGGTTGGCGTCGGTGGTGGACATGGACGCCGACATGGACGCGCTGCGCGACTGGGCGTTGCTGGTGTCGGAGCGGGACCGGCTACGGGCGCTGTACCGGAAGCAGCCGCTGATCGCGACGAAAGCCGGTTTGGTTGAGAACCCGCTGGGGCGAGTGATTGAGCGGTATTCCCGGCGGATTGACGTGTACCGCAACCAGTTCGGGATGACGCCATTGTCGCGGATGCGGTTGGGGATCGCGATTGGCGAGGCGTTGGACGTGCTGGACGGGCTGAACGCGGATGACACGGCCGAAGATGACGAGCCGGAGCTGGTGGACATCGGCGAGGGCGAGGTGATCGAGGTGGCGGCCCGATGAGCACGACGCCGGCGCTGCGCGGAGCGGTGGCGCCGGTGGCGCGTCGGCAGGTGCGCTCCCGAGGTCCAGCGGTGTGCCGCTGGATTGAGGCGCATTGCGTGTTCACGAAGGGCCGCTGGGAGGGTCAGCCGTTCCGGTTGCAGGGTTGGCAGCGTGACGTGCTGAACGAGCTGTTCGAGCTGGAGCCGGCGCCGGCGGATGTGCGGCGGTTGACCGGGCGCGAGTGGCGGCGACGCTACCGGCGGGCGCTGATCGGGATCCCGAAGAAGAACGGGAAAACGGAGCTGGCGGCGGCGGTGGCGCTGTACCTGTTGTGTGGGGACAACGAGCCGCAGCCTGAGGGATACGTGATCGCGAACTCGGACGACCAGGCGGACCTCGTGTTTGGGGCGGCGCGGTTTATGGCCGAGCACTCGCCGACGCTGTCGCGGGTGACGCAATGCTGGGCACGGCAAATTGTTGTGCCGGGGACGAGCGGGACGCTGACGCGGTTGTCGAGCAAGGCGAAGACGAAGGACGGCTTGAACGTGTCGTTCGTCGTGAGCGACGAGACGCACGAAATGGACGGGAGCGGGGAGCAGCTGCACCACACGTTGTCCAACGGGGTGGCGGCGCGCTTGGAACCGCTGGTGCTGGACATCACGACGGCTGGCCACGACCTGGACACGTTTTGCGGGCGGTTGTTCCAGCACGGGACGCGGGTCCGCGCTGGCGAGGTCGAGGACCGGGCGTTCTTCTTCCGCTGGTATGGGGCGCCGGATGGCGCGGCTTATCGTGACCCGGCGGTGTGGGCGCTGGCGAACCCGTCGTATGGGGTCACGGTGTTGCCGGAGTTTTATGCGGACCAGGTGACGAGCAAATCCGAAGGGTTGTTCCGGCGGTATTTCCTCAACCAGTGGACGGAGACGGAGACGTTGTGGTTGCCGGCCGGCGCCTGGGAGGGGTGTTACGCACCGGATGTGGCGCCGGTGGAAGGCCGGCCGGCGCTGGTTGGTTGGGACGCGGCGCGCTCGAACGACTCGACGGCGGTGATGTTGTGGCAACGGGTCGGGGACCGCGTTGTGGTGCGGGCGCGGATTTGGGAGCGGCCGGTGAACGCGGCGACGGGGAAGCCGGTCGAGGGATGGAAAACGCCGGTGGCGGAGGTGATGAACCACATCCGCGAGCTGGCGACGCGCTACCGCGTGGTGGCGGTGGGGTACGACCCGTGGGGGATCAAAGAATCAGTCCAGGCGCTCGAGGCCGAGGGCCTGCCGATGGAAGAGGTGCCGCAATCGAACGCGCGGATTATCCCGGCGACGGGGCATTTGCTGGAGCTGATTGTGACGGGTGTGCTGGCGCATGACGGGGACCCGTCGCTGGCGCGGCACATGCGGAACGTGGTGGCGCGGGAGACGAGTAGCGGCATCCGGATGGACAAGGGCCGTGCTCGTAAGCCGATGGACGCGGGGATCGCCGGCGTGATTTGCGCATACCTGGACGAGCACGTGGCGATCCCGGAGGACGACGCGGAGGAGCGGCGGGCGATTTTCCTGGATGAGGTCGGTATGGACGGCACGTGGGATGACGATGAGTGAGCCGAGCTGCGACGTGATGTATGTCGGGTACGCGGAAGACCTGAGCGAGGCGGAGGTCGAGCGGATCCGGGCGCGCTGGGAAGCGGCGCACGCTGGGGTCGGGAGCGTGCCGCGCCTGGTGATTTTGTCGGGGATCCTCGGGTTCCAGCTGGTGACGGCGGACGAGCCGCGGCAGGTCGAGGTTGCCGAGGTGGTGCGCGGTGGCTGATGCGTGGCGCGCGGCGCGGGGGGCGCCGGGGCGGATTGCGCGGACGATGCGACCGGCTGCGCGGGGGATCGTGGCGAACGTGGTGAGCCTGGCCGGGGTGGGGACGGCGGTGGCGGGCGTGGCGACATGGTCGCTGGGAGCGGCGCTGGTGCTGGCTGGCGTGGCGCTGATGGTGGTTGGACAGGGGATCGAGCGGTGACGCTATTGTCCAACGGGTTAAGCAGATCGCCATTGGTCCGGCCGCGGAACACGCGGGCGCAGCCGGTGCTGGAGTCGGGTGGGGTGCAGCTGTCGGACCGGCTGTTCGCAAGCTACGCGACGATTTACGCCACGCAGCCGTGGGTGGCGGTGGCGGTGAACAAGCTGGCGCGGGGTATCGCGCGGCTGCCGCTCGAGGGCTATGAGCGGGGCGAGGGGAAAGCGCGTTCGGAGCTGTTCGAGGGGCCGTTGGCGGAGCTGCTGGACCGGCCGATGGGGGTTGGCGTTTCGACGTTCGCTTGGAAATCGGCGATCGTCGGGAACGTGGCGGTGTACGGGAACTGCATTTGCGTCAAGGTGCAGCGCGCGCCGGGTGCAGTGGTCGAGGAGATTTGGCCGTTTTCCCCGGTGGGCTGGCGGGTGGAGCCGAACGGGGACTACGTGTACCGCGCGCCGGGGAGCGGCACGGAGCAGCGCTTCCCAGCCTGGCGCATATGGCATGTGCGGTTTTGGGCGCCGACGGATTCGGGGATGGGCATGTCGCCGATGGAGCCGCTGCGGCGGTCGTTGGCGATTGAGGATGCGGCGCAGCGGCTGGGGGTGGCGTCGTTTGCCAACGCGATGCGGCCGAGCGGGGTCCTGACCAGCAAGGAGAAGCTGAGGGACGAGGTGATCCAGCGCCTGGCGGCGTCGTTGCGACGCATCCACGGCGGGGTGGACAACGCGTTCAAGCCGCTGCTGCTGGAGGCGGACCTGAACTGGTTGCCGCTGTCGTCGTCGATGGTCGACGCGGCGGTGCTGGGGCACCGGGAGCTGACGCAGGACGAGGTGGCAGCGGTATACGACCTGCCGCAGCCGACGATTGGGATTTTGCGGAACGCGAACTTCGCGAGCGTCGATGCGCTGCACGTGATGCTGTACCAGGACGCGTTTGGCGTGTGGCTGGTGATGCTCGAGGAGGATTTTCGCGCGAACGTCCTGGACGGGGTGCCGGAGTTCGCGCGGCAAAAAGTGGAGTTCAACCTGAACGCGGTGATGCGCGGGGATTTCAACAGCCGGAACCTGGGCTACCAGCGGTCGCTGACGTGGATGACGCCGAACGAGATCCGCGCGTTGGAAAACATGGCGCCGATTGACGACCCAGAAGCGGACCGGCTGCACATTCCGGGCGCGATGGCGCCGGACCCGGCGGAGGCGACCGGTGCGCAAAACGCGCCGGGGACGGACACGAGCGCGATGGCGGCGCTGGCGCTGAATGGAGCTACACATGGCTGATGGGCTGCGATACGCGCATATTGTGTCGTTCGTGCGTGACACGCCGTGGGCGATTGTGCCGTCGAAGCTGGCGGAGATCACCGCGTTGGTGGCGGGGCGGGCTGCCGGCGAAGTGGTGGACGCGGCAACGCTGGCGGAGCTGCGGGCGGCGGCGCGGGACCGTCCGAAGCTGCGGGCGAATGGGGATATTGCGGTGTTACCGCTGTACGGGACGATCGTGCAGCGGGCGGGGATGTTGAGCGATTTCAGTGGGGGGACGTCGATCGAGGAGTTCCGGCGGGAGTTCCGGGCGTTATTGCATGACCCCTCGGTGGCGGCGATTGTGCTGGACGTGGATTCGCCGGGGGGCGCGGTGCCTGGCGTGGAGGAGATGGCGGCGGAGATTTATCGCGCGCGGGGGGTGAAGCCGATCAGCGCGGTGGCGGACACGCTGTGCGCGAGCGCGGCGTATTGGCTGGCATCGGCAGCGGACGAGCTGGTGGTGAGCCCGAGCGCCGAGGTTGGGAGCGTTGGGGTGTTCGGCGCGCACGAGGATTGGAGCCGCTGGTACGACCAGGCGGGGATAACGACGACGCTGATCAGTGCTGGGAAGTTCAAAACTGAGGGGAACCCATTTGAGCCGCTCTCCGATGAGG